CAGTATCAACATATGCATACCATGCACCAGCTTGTTTTACTAATTTGTTTTCTTTCATAACTCCGAGCCATGACCCGTAGTTATCAATCCCTCTGTCAAAGTAGATTTCAAAATCAGCCGCTCTTAGAGGTGGGCCCATTCTGTTTTTTACAACTTGACAACGTACTTTCATACCAACTGTTTTGTCCTTACCATTTACCTTCATCTTGATTTGTCCCATATTCTTTAACCTTAATCTTACAGATGCATGGAAAGCCAAAGCTTTACCACCACTTGTAGTCCAAGGGTCTCCGAACATAGCATTCATCTTCTGTCTAAGTTGGTTAGTGAATACTAATGAGATTTTCTGTCTACCAATCATATTGGTAATCTTTCTCATTGCCTTCGAGATAATAATTGCTTTATCAGTAGCATATCCATCTTTACCATAATCAGCCGCTAACTCTGTTTTAGTTGAAGCCGCCGCAACTGAATCTACTACGATAGTTACAATTTTATCTTTAGATGTTTCTCTAACCTTCTCGATGATAGTTTCGGTAAAATCAAAGATTTGTTCAACTGAATCTGCTGATACATAAAGAAGTTTAGAGACGTCAACACCGATAGCCTCTAAAAATTCTCTACTTACTGCAGTTTCTGTATCAATCAATACTGCAACTCCACCTTGTTTCTGTGTTTCAGCTAAAAGGTGTGCCGATAGTAATGATTTTCCACTCTGTTCCAAACCTGTAACTTCTGTGATTCTACCAACAGGTAAACCACCATAAGGACGATTGGAGATAGCAACATCTAACATAGCACATCCAGTCGAAATCCAACCCTCTACATTTGTAGGAGCTTCATCTTCGTTTAAGAAGAATGCAACCTTCTGGTCTTTTGATTGTTTGTTAAGTTCACCCGCCAGAATATCTGCCAAGTCAAGCTCTTTTGCTTTCTTTTTCGCCATTTAGTTTGGTTTAGTTATTAAATAAGTCATCAAATGCAGCCGCTACATCATCAGTTTTCTTTGAATCGGATGTTGTAGGTTGAGCTACTGGTTCACTTTTAGTTTCAGTTGAAAGTGTTGATTGTGATACTGATTCATTTTTTGATTCAGCTTCACCTTCTCCACTTGGATTCAACCATCCTTCTAATACTGATTTTAATTCATCATAAGATAATTCAGAATATAAATCTGTAATTTCAGTTTGTGTTTCTATAAAAGAGGTTGCTCTTTCAGAATCTTCACTAACTGCAGTTTCACTAGGTTTTACTCTAATGGTAGTAGTTGGATAAGTAGTTCCAGCTTCTTCTGCTGATTTGTATTCGATTGTTAAATCTCTACCACTTGTTGGGTCAGTAATATCACCATAATCAGGGTCAGCAATGTAACCAAGAATTTCTTGATATACAGTTTTACCAAATCCCCAAAATCTTACTCCTTCACCCTCTTCACCTCTTACAACAACAGGTACGAAAGTTCTTAACTTAGGCTCCATAGCCTTCGCCGCTTTCCAATCTTCTTTATCACCCATTCTTTTTAGTTTATCCGCAAACTCTACAATAGGGTCTGGTCTACCAAATGATTGTGGTGATAAATAAGTTTTGTTGTTAATGTTGTAGTGAAAGTACAACTCAATAAATGGGTTGTCTGGATTGAATTTGTAAGGAACGATTCTTACTTGATGCTTACCTGGAGTTGGTTTCCATAATGCATCTGATTTACGTTGTGTGTTTTGTAGTTTGTTCAGTCTACCTCTGATTGCGTTAATGTCTAAAGCCATAATTTTAATCCTTTAATGTTAAATAATTTATTGTTTTAAGTTTAATTTTTGAGTGCTAAACTTATTAACACTCGGTGTATATATAAATATAATAAAACCTCAAAAACCACCGAATCTCTTTGGTTTTTTATTAACAATTGTGTTAATTCAATTTACTTTGTAAATATACGAAAAATATTTTGATTATACAAGCAAATATTGAATTATTTTGCCCACTTACCATTACTAACTATCTGAGCAATGATACCATAAACTGATAAATCTTGGTATGAATCTTCAATTGCCTCTCCAACTTCATCCTTCTTACCTTGAACTACCATTTGTTTTAATCTTTGAATCTTATCATTCATTCTAAACCAAAGACCTGTAAGAGATATATTAATATCTTGTTTGGTTTCTAAATTAGAACCAACAGAAATATTATCGGGACCGTAGTTTGCTTGTTTCTTACAGAAAAGTTCATATTGAGTAAACATAATTCTCTTAAACTCATCTGTCATTTCTGGCCACTCTTTCTCCATCTTCTCTACGATATCAGAATTATCGTATTTGATTACAGAGTATTCAACCTCATCAGGTGCCTTAAAGTTTAACTTGTGATTTCTAGTTTGCTTTTTTACTACTTTTTTCGGAGTCGTAGTGGTACTCGTTGTATTCTTTTTCGCCATAAAATTTATATTTGATACAAATATACGAAATTTATTTTACAAATCCAAGCAAAAAGTAAAAAAGTTTATGAATTGGCGTCTTTTATTCTTTGAATTATATCTGCAAAGATAGTTGATATCTTAGTTTTTTCATCCGCAGAAGTTTCAGTTACTTGTGTTGCAATTATATCGTTATATAATCTTGGTTCAATTTTTGCCATCTTTATTCCTTTTTATTTTTTATTATGTACTAATATTCCATCTACGAAAAAGTTATTGAAATCTGAAACGGCTAATAAGTTATATACTGTTGCCGATTCTTCAATTACTTCTACGTTAATTACTGATATTGAACTACCATCAAGTTTTAGAAGTTTATCATCTTTTGCGATTTCTTCTGCTACAGTCCAAAATCCTGCATCTTCTCTATTCGATAGATAGAATGGATGTTCAGGAGTAGTTGTAATAACATGGTCATTATCTAATGTTATTTTAATTAACACATCTTGTTCTAGTTTTACAATATCACCTACAAATCCCTCTGAAACTATGTTTTCTTCAGTATCAAATGTTTTAACCATCTGGCCAGGTTCTATTTCTTCTATATTCATTTCACTGCCATCTGATAAGATAACTTTAGTTCCTGCAATAAAACATCCACTAGTACAAGTAGAACAGTTATTATCACACCAATAGTTACCACATGGTGCCCAAGTTGTATAACAGTAGTTACATGGGTTGTGATGAATTGAGAATAAACCATCTCCATTTTTAGAATCAACTAAGAAGTAGTCATATGGTTCTATATCTACATTGTATATGTAAAAGTTATCTTTATAAATAATATCTAATGAAGTGATTTCTTTTGTTTGTATATTATTTGAACCAGTTTCAAAATATACAATCTTATCACCTACTAATAATTTATTAACGAATTCAAATCTTGTTATATCATTTGAACCTGATATTACAGTATAAATTTCATTTTCTGGTGCATCATCAAATGAAGTTCCATCATTAAGTGTTACTCTAACAAATAAATCTTCTACACTTTCTGAAACTATACTAACTACTGATGATGTTTCATATGAAAGTGATGATGTTGTTAGTTCTAAAGTACCATTATGTTCTTGATATTCTTCACTAGGTTCACCAGAAAATTCAGAACCAGTTATTAATTGAAATCTAGGTGCTATTACTGAAGAACTTATCTCTAAATTTTCAACGTTTGTAATACCATTGTTTGGTATCAAAATATTAGATTCAGCATCTGTGTGATATTGAATTGTTTGTTTACCAGAGTATTTGTTAAGATACTTAAACCTTGTATAAGAACTCAATGAACTAGATTCTAATCCTTCTGCTCCTATATTTAATCTAAAAGTTGAACTATCATGGGATAATGGTAAAACAGAAGAGTTTTTATACGAACCTAGGTTTATAATATCTAAATTAGCTCCATGTATAATATCTAAACTTCTAATTACAGTAATTCTATCATTTACCACATTATTATCATCTGTGATATATTCTTGGATAAAGAAATTATCACTAGTAATATCTGCTTTTTTAGAAGCTAAATCACCCGAATCGCTGAATCCATATAATTTTGGATACATCGATAAATCATAATTTGGATATCTAGCTTTTTCAATAAGGTTAGGTTTATCTGTTAAAGAGGTATCTATTGTATCTAAGGTATCATATAAGAAATCAGATGAAGAAGCATATGTTTTTGGAAGAGCATCAGAACCACTCATCAGTTCTAAAAATTCTAATTTATCAGCACAATATGTTGAATCAACGATAGCCGATACATCATAAGCATGTCTTAGTATAAATTTATCATCAGCATCTGTTACTGATGGAATTGTTATTGCACTAGATTGTACTTCGTGTTGAACATAAGTGATACTTCTTGATTCACATTCAGCTGCAAGTAAACCATTAAACCCTAGGTTATATTGACCAGTTGCGGGTGTTATTGATTCGTTATAAATGAATTCTAAAGTTGTTATATTGTTTGCTTCTAAGAAATCAAAGAATGGGTCTATATCTAAGTATTGTAACCCTTGATTGAATATTCCTGTGTTTGTGTTTATCTCTAGAACTTTAGCATCAGTTCCATCAAAGATATAATCACTTCCAATTATTGTTCCTCTCATACTAGTTTTTCCTTATTTACTATGTACCTATAAATATTATTAAAATTAAAATAAAGTAATCATGACTAATATACATATTAGAATAATTTTTTATTTTCTTTATTATTGTAGTTAAAATTCATATTTACCACATATCTATCTCCACTACATGGGTATGTTGACCTATGAGGTGTCTTTCCATCAAATATAACTACTCTACCTTTCTTTGGCGGTGATGTTTTAATTTTTTTGAAAGAATCAAACTGCTTGGTTCTTATAACACCTTCCCAATCATCTATACTATAAGTATCATTCAATTCATAAAATACAGTATCACCATCCGAATCATTTATATAATATACTAAAGATAAATGTTCTTCCTCTCTATCAATGTGTATAGCATAATCTTGAGTATGTTGGGGTGTATCTGAATGGGTTAGTTTGTTTATTTTAATTCTCCAATTAATTGCTTGAGATAATCCAAGTTTATCTAAAGTATTTGAAGATATTTCATATAATATAGTGTTAATATTATTTGGGAATGTATCACGTCTCCTTTTAGGTAATACCCATTGTGGAAATATAATTGTATCATCAATACCTTTTAGGTTTGATAAATTATTTCCATACTCGAAGTTTGGATGAGTAATAAAGTAAGATTCTAATAAATTTTGTTTTTCTAATGATATAATATCATCAAAAACATGAATATCTTTAAGCATGTAACTTATATTAAAGACTGTTAAACTCTATAATTTCAAAAATTCTTGTAGAGATTTTTTTAGTTCCCTCTACGTTAGTTACTATAATTGAGTTTTTGAATTTATCCCAATCAATAGTAAATGTTTTATCTAATACTCCACCATTTTCTTCTTTAACTAATTCGTTAAGAGCATTAATAGTGTACAATGTATTACTTTGTTTTTTACGATGTACTAATATAGTATCATCCAAAGGTTTATCGGGTTTATAAGCCGTATCTATATTGTATGTAATAAACAACTCATCCAAATTACCCTTATTCTGAAGAACGTAAATATAGTTATAAACTATATGGTAAGTTTCTCTAATAAGTTGTAGGGTATTTTGAAGTTTCTCTTTCGTTGTAAATGTACAGAGTAACTGTGTTTGCATTAATCTTCCTATCAATTATATGTTCACATATAAATATAATAGGTTTTTTTCAAAGATTGAAAATGCTATATAAATTAACCTTACCTCGAATTAGAGTTATGTACGAGGGGCTATGATATTAATTTTCCCCATAAATAGCTACTAAGTCATTCAACTCTTTTTGTCTATTTTCTCTTTTTTTACCTTGTATATTTGGGTCTGCTAGTTGAACCTTTAATATTTCAATTCTTTTAGTATCTAATTGTTTGTTCATTTCTTTTCTTGCTTCATCAATCACTTCTTCTTGATTTTTATCATCTTCCAATGAACTACCAAAGTAACCAAATTTCTTAAACTCTTCAATGAGATATTCGTGGTCTTGTCCTTTACTTCTTCTTTTTGCACCACCCCTACTTCTACCAGCTTGTACATATACAGTTAAAGTTTTATTGAAAGGTTCTTGTTTGAAATCAATATCTTCCTTATTCTCAGGTAACTCTACTCCCTTTTCTTTCCAAAATGCCTTTACTTTATCATAATACTGTGGGTCTGCTGGAATTCCCTTTGATGGGTCTCCTCCTTCTAATTCAGTAATTGTTTTGGCATCAGGATGATAAAAATTATGAGCTTTCATAATTGCATTAGTTTCAGTACTATCCGCATTTCTGATACCATATTCATTATATGGTGGATTATCTCCTCTACTAACTTTATCAGCATGATGTTCTCTAATTAATTTTTTTCTTAACGTTTTATACTCATTCTGTAATTTCTTTTCCTCAGGATTCTCTGCTAACTTTCTTCTAATTGAATTTAATAAATCATTATCAATTAAATCACTCTTGAATTGATTTACAGGTCCGCTCATTAAATCCATATTAGTATCAGGGTCATCATACTTAGCTTGTAATGGTTCTAAATCCTTTACAATATTTTGTTCTCTTTCACTTAGTTCTTCTTTTCTCTTCTTCATTATCTCTTGTAATGAATTTCCATCAGCTGGTTTTTTAGCCTTAAGAGATAATCCTTCGTACTTACCTGATTCTACAATATCAGATTCTGCAGTTGTAAATGGTAATCTATGGTCTGGTTCCATATGACTTAGAGGTAATGGATTACCTGTTACAGGACTTTTACAATCATTTTTCAAATATAATTTTAGAATCTTTTTTGCTCTTATATAACCTGGTGAACTTTTATCAATACCAGGATAACCCTCATCACCTTTCTTAAGTTTAGTAATTTTAGTTAAGTGTCTTGGTACTGCTCCTCCTGCAGAGAATTTTTTTAACAATTTACCAAAATCAGATGGTTCTAACTTTTCTTCGAAATAATCCATTGCAGTATCAACTTCATCATCAGTAACATTTCTCTGAATGATAGATGGATGTACATATGGTTCTTCATTGAATTCCTCACCTTTTTCAAGTGCCTCTTTTCTTCTTCTATCTTGAGCCATTCGTTTTTCAGTAAATTCTTTCAAATCCTTAACATCTTGTACTGATGGTGAGTTTGAACCTCCACCAGTTTTCAATCTAACTTTATCGTAATTTTCTTCAATAAATTTTAAGTTATCAGATAACTTTTCATTTACTTTTATTATCTTTTCAGTACTTCTTTTACTACCAACTTCAAAAGTAGATGTATCTGGTTTGGATTGTATATCAGAATCACTCTTACCTACATTTGGATTTATATCAGGTGCATGTTGAAACATTTTTTTACCAGCTACTTTACCTGGAGATGGTTTATCAGTACTACCATCTTTATTTTTTTTGTTTCTAAGTGAATCTGCAGCTTTGAATTGTGGTGAATCTTGATTAGATGCTATAGCAGTTTTATAAGTCGTTTTTCTTGTTTCACCCTTTTTGTTCTGATAAGTAATCTCAGTTTCAGGGTCAATCTTCTCATCATCCTTTTCAGTAAGAAATTCAAAGATAGTTTGTTTTGCTTCAAACTCTCCCCATTCTGTGAGGATTTCTGATATAATAGATTGATGTTCCTTATCGTGTATATTAGGAACACCTACCCTATATGAGAGTTCTCTTACTAGTTTATCTATGAGTTGCTTATAATCCATACTATACTATAAATATCAATTAGTACAAGTTACTTCGTACTCTTCCCAATCTTTTGTTGGTTTTTCATTAGGAAATACAAATTTTCTACAATTACCATCTTCTTCAAAGTAAATTGTTTTACTCATATGAGTTGGAACATGAGCATCTGTTGGTAATATCTCATACCCATCTTCCCATATTAGTTCAACTGTAATTGTGAGGTTTTGTTCATCATCCCAAACTCTTTCTTGTTCTTCTAATAATCTCCACTCACCTCTATTAAGGTATTGATTTTGTAAAGCACAATTTAGATAAGAAAATGTTAACTTTAGATTCTCCATAGAATCAGAATATGTTGCAGCTGGAGCAAGATGTCCTTTATCCCATACATTTCTGTAATAATCTGCATTGTTAGAAGTGTAATAATCTCTTTCTGTATAAAAGTTCATTGAACCTCTATCTACGTTTTTAGGTCTATCTGTTGAAGTGTAGACCAATTTCACTGGTTGTTCTTTGATTTCGTTATACCAAACCTTGAACACTTGGTTCTCTACAATTACCTCTGCCATTTTTTCACGAGGTTCTTGAGCAAGAACTTCTTCCCTACCACATCCTGCAAGCAGTAGTGATATCATTAAGATTTTTAATAGTTTCATAATATTTCTTTAATTTTGTATATCAATATATAAATATTAGATTTTTGAGTAATCCTTACCCCAATCGGCTTTGATAGGAAAACCAAAACTTTCGAGAACGGATTTAACCTTTTTAATTGTTTCTACCTCAGAATCATCAAACTCGAATAGAAATGAATCATAAGTGTATAATATAGGAAGAGGTAACCCTTCTTTTTTCAACTTATCCATTACCTCAATATTGAATTCAGTTTCAGTCGCTTGAAGTAGATAATTGAAGAACTTCTGTCCATTGGGTTGTTCAATCCATCCTAATGGTATTTTTCTACCTTTAGGTGTTTGGATATACCCATTCTTGATTGATTCTTCTTGCATCTTTCTAATGAACGTATCTACTTTATCAAAGAATGGTATTTTTCTATCTTCATCGGATACTCCCCCATACAAGATTCTAAACGTTCTTCCTTTACTCTCATCATACGAACAACCATACT